GGTTGTGCTGACTAACGCTACCGGCACGGCCTCCGGGCTCACTGCTGGCGCGGCGACGGCGCTGGCGGCTAATCCAACAGACTGCGCTAGCGATAGATATGCGACAACCATTGCGGCGAACGGAGATCTTACGTGCGCTCAGGTTTCGCTCTCAGCGGGGGTGGCTGGGAACCTTCCAGTTGCCAACCTAAACAGCGGCACGTCGGCAAGTAGTTCTACCTTCTGGCGAGGCGATGGCACATGGGCTACGCCGAGTGGCTCGACGGTCAATCGGCAAATGACTCTCGTTGTCGTAGACCCGTCTAGCACCGGGACAAAAAGTTGCTCCGTGGTCGAGGTAGCCGGAACCATAGTAGCCGCGCACCTCATCAGCAACGCTCTTCCGACCGGGGCGAATCTCGTGGTCGATGTGCTCAAGGTGGCCTACGCCTCCTATACCGGAGTCGGGGCGGCATCAAGTATCACGGCATCGGCGGTTCCGACAATCACCACTGGGGCTAGCAACCCTCGCTACGAGGACACGACGCTGACCGGGTGGACAACCTCAGTATCAGCCAACGACGTTGTTTGCGTGGCGATCAACACTGCCCCCACTGGCGGGGCTACTTGGGCTTCTCTCACCCTGGAGGTGCAGTAATGCGCATTCTAATTATCCTTCTCGCGGCTTGCTCAGCTTGGGGGCAAACAGCGTTTGTCAGCGGCGCAGTCGGCGACTACTCCCAGTGGCCGTCTTCATCGTCGATCTTTACCAGTGGCGGATTACAGGGCCTTTGCACGCTCAACGGTTCCACGCTTAAATGCTCCCAATGCGGCTTTGTGGCCACCGCAGGGCAGGCTACGAAGACCCTGCAAAACGTCCATGCCTTAATTGGCGGCGTGACAAAAACAGGCGGCACAGACCTGCGAATGGGCATACAGGCAACCTCTACCGCGAGCGGTCCTCCCGTTCAACCGGATGGCACGTGGGCGGCAGGCGGAACAGCCTATGCTACCGTGGCCGATGGCAGTATCACTGCGAATACATGGCTTCGTAGCGGCACTGTTGGAGGATCGCTATCGATGTCTAACGGAGACCTTGCCTGCCTAGTGATCGAACCTGAAAATTATGCCGGATCTGACTCATATTTGATTCGGTCTATTGCCACCAGAACGCAATCGATGGGTGGGATTGGAGCATCGTACAACGGCTCTGCGTGGGCCTCTGGAACGCAAATGCTTCATCTACTGGAGTTCACGGACGGCACCTATGGGTACATCGGGACGGGTTCTCCGATGAATACGGTGGCGACCTCAGTTACATTCAACTCATCTTCTTCGCCTGATGAAATCGCGCTGAAAATCCAGCCATCTGTGACGATGGGCGTTATTGGAATCTGCTCTGACTCTCCGTACTCAACAGCCACCGGAGACATGCAGTATGTGCTGTATAACGGAACCACGCAGATGACGGCTGTTTCGTTGGATGCTCAACAAATCCCAATCACGACGACCAACACTACGTGCGGGTATTTCACGAGCACGCAGACGCTTACCGCTGGCGGGACATACTACGCTTCGATCAAGCCAACGACGACAAACAATGTGCGCGTGTTATACAACACTGTGTCCAATTCTGGGTACTGGTCGGTGTACGGTGGTGGGACTGCAACAAATTATTCCTCTCGCACTGACGCAGGTTCGTGGAGCGACACGGACGTTCGCAGGCCGATGATCTGGCTCTTAATTAACGGAGCAGGGTCAACCTCTGGCGGCAGTGGAGGCGCTTATGTCGTTGCGCAGTAACCGTCGCGAGTTCTTGAAACTTGCCGGTCTATCGCTGGCATCTTCAGTTTCGGCGAGGGCGGACGCAATAACACAGTTGTCTTCTTACTGGTATATGGAATGTACGGACGAAGACCGTATTCTATGGGACTACAACGGGACTCGTCACGGTATGTATACCGGAACAGGATTAGAGCTTCCGGAAACGATTTTTGGTCGAGGAGTGAAGCAGAGCACGTCTACGGTCGGCGGCTTAGCTATACCGGCTTGGGCTGTAAATACAACCGGGTCGTTCACGTTCGCGGTGTGGTGCCGCCATAACGGAACAAACACGATCATTGCCCGCAACCACGCCGGGGGCGGAGAACTTTGGACTCTTCGGTTCAACTCAACTACAGCCGGCAGGCCACAGCTCCCAACGCCAGCGGTGACGCTTACGATGCCGTCCTCTTCCTACAACATCCATGCCGGAGTCTTGGCATTGGTTTGGTTTTCGTGGGACGGTACCAATATCAAGCTGGCGATAAACGACTCTGCTTGGTCAAACCAAGCGGCTCCTGCTTTTACCAATGACAATGCTGATCGCCCGCTGGATATCGCCCAAAACCAGCGGCAATTCAATCGCGGGGCGACAACCGGCGACATGATGTTTTGGGATGGATATATCCCATCTGACGCAGAGCGAACCGCTATCTTCAACGGCGGAAGCGGGCGGGAGTACACGTACTTCAACGCGGCGGGCTTTACTCCTCCGGCAAGGCCGCTAACGGTCACTCTCGTTGATTCGACTTTTGCCGACGATACGGAGCTTGCCGCGCAGGGGTTGTACTTTTTTCGTCCGTACCCGCTGAAAACATGGGCTCCTTCTCTCGTCAGTGGGCGCGGGGATTATGTTTGGCTACGGTCTACTGACCACACATCCGGTGGAATCTATCGAGGGTACTCCGATTCGCCGGAAACGCTTCCTTCTTCATGGACACTGATCCTCGCAGGCACTGCACCATCGGCTGATGATGCTACCTACGACTGGTCACAACTGGAAACACCATACCTAGTGTGGAATCCAGATACTTCGCTATTCCACTTATACGGCCACGCCATTCGCACCGGCAGCAGTTCTCCGGTTATTCAAGTGACACACGTTTGGACATCTCCCGATCTAAACACCTGGACGTGGGTTGGCCAAGCGTTTCCAAGCGCCACTGGGCGCAACCACACCGGATACGCCATTGTGGAGCGACGCGGAGCCAATGATTGGATCGCAAATACGCTACTCACTGATTCGCAAGCATCGCCACCATCACTGTCCGGTTTTTGGACATCAACGGATGGAATCACCTGGACACTTTCCGAGGCCGAGACAGCTACGTCGGACGATATATTTAGCACGCAAAAGGGAGCATATATCGACATGACCAGGACGGTTAGACTTGACGCCGCGCAAAAGGTTACAGCGCTCAACTTTGTCGCCCCGACTGCCAGCGGGACAGCGTGGCGGATGCAGTACCCGCAGTGGCCCCTTTTCCAGCATGACTCCGGATCAATCCAGGATGTGCGGGCATACGAGGAAGGCGGGGTTGTCTACCTCTACGCCAAGTGGAGCTACCAAGAGCCAAGCACTATTCGCCTGTACAAAGGCACGCTGCCTCAGTCAATAACCCCTCGCTTCGGCGGGGCCTTGCGCATTGGCGGGGCGGCTTCAGTTAAATGACTACCGACATTCAAAGCTGCGTCCATAACATCGCCCGCTCGATGGCGCGGAAGACGAGCGAGGATGTCGAAGACTTGACGCAAGAAGGGATGCTGGGCGCGTGGCTGGCATCCCTAAAATACAACGGCACCCACGGCACGCTGGCCGGCTGGTGCTCGCTGCGAGCGCGGGGAGCCATGATCGACTACCTTCGCCGCAAAGACCACCTTAGCCGGTCACACCGCAAGCTGGTCAAAGAAGGCAAGGCCGTGGAACCCAAGATCATTTCGCTGGATTACTACGAAGGAAAACACAATCTATGAAAGCACTCATCGCACTGACGTTCGCGCTATCTGCGCTCGCTCAAGACGCTGTAACGGTCTCGATCAAATCGACCACTGACGGCACCACGCGCACCGTGGCACTGACTGGAGAAGCGGCCACGGCCATCGTTCAGGCGACGGAGTATGTGGCGAAGACCTCCTGCAATCCGACCTGCGTCTATGTGAACAACGTCGACGTCGTGCGGCAGAACCTAGCGGCCTTCGCGGTGACCATCTTGGCGACGATTCCAGGAGCGAAGCTGGAGACGTTGGCCAAGGCGCAAGAGGCTGCGAAGAAAGCGTTGGCCGATGAAGAAACCCGCGTGCAATCTTTGGTCAAGTCGGTCATAATTACGGAAGTGAAGTAGATGCCAACCAGCGGAACAGCAACGTGGAATCCTTCCATCCTAGAGATGCTTGAAGAAGCCTACGAACGTGCTGGCCTGCAGATGCGTACCGGCTACGACGTCACTACTGGCCGGCGCTCGTTCAACTTGCTGATGGTTGAGTTCTCCAACATGCAACTCAACATGTGGTCTGAGGAAGACGTCTCTCTCTCGCTGGTACAGGGAACCACCTCGTACACTCTGGCTGCCGATACCATCGACGTGATCGACGGGACTATTCGCTTGAACGCTGGCAATGCCACGCTGCAGTCCGATCTGGTTATCAGCCGACAAAGCTACTCTGACTACATCGCTGTTCCGAACAAGCTGTCGCAGGGGCAGCCGACGCAGTACTCTGTGCAGCGCGGCACGGCGGCTCCGGTGGTTTACTTCTACCCGACGCCTGACGGAACGCAGTCGTACACCTTCTACTATCGGCGGTTGCGGCGCCTGCAGGACGCTGGCACTACGGCGTCGACCAACGCGGATACGCCATTCAGGTTTTACGATGCGGTGATCGCTGGGCTTGCCTATCGAATCGCATCGAAGCGGAAAGAGTCAATGGGGCTCGTTCCGCAACTCAAGGCAGTCTACGATGAGGCGCTGTTGCTCGCGCAGGACGAAGATCGAGACCGCTCCTCGTTGCTTATCTGCCCGTACATAACTCAGTCGTTCTAAAGGAGAACCATGAACCAGATGGACACATTGGCGAATGCCAAGAAAAACGAAGCCAAGCTGAAGCTGCTCGGCCCCACCTACGGCATCGTCAACATTGTCGGCGGAGAGATCATCGAAGAAGCCGACTTCAGCGGCCTGGTCGAAGGCTACCTGCATATCCGCGTCGGCATCACGAAGACCCCGGAAGACTCGCCCAGCGTGCCTGCGTTCGGCGATTACGTCAACTCGTTCCTGGTTGGCGATACGATCAAGCGGGCTCCGACTGCGCTGGAGGCAGCTAAGCGCGTGGCGCTCACTCTCCCCGGCGTTGAAGATGACATGACCGCACTGGCTCGCGTCTACTCCATGCCTTCCGTCAAGGAAGCGGTGGAGACGGCGCTGGCGGTTGAGTTTCGGTAATGGCTTACGCTTCAGGTAAATGGGCAAACGCCCTATGCGATTACTGTGGGTTTACCTACAAGTACGTCTCCCTGAAGCCGTTCATTTTCAATCAAGTCGACACCGGCCTGAAGCTATGTCCAAGTTGCTGGACTCCAGACCAACCGCAGTTGCAGGTCGGGAAGTACAACAGGACACCGGAAGCCATCGCGCTTCTCAAGCCAAGGCCGGATGTCGGAAAACAATCATCGACCGCATTTTGGGGATGGGCTCCGGTCTGCTCTCTGACCATGCGATACACCCTCACACCGCCAACCGTTACCACATAAGGAGAACACCATGAAAGGCCGTACAGGGAACACTCCCAAAACCAACAAGCAATGCGCCGTCCCGAAGAAGGCGATGCCCATGAAAAAGGGCGGGATGGCGAAGAAGGGCTGTTAAGCAATGACGTACACCCAGTTGAGGACGCTGATCGTAGATTACTTGGAGAACGACGAGACTTCGTTCACCGATAATCTCGCGCAGATTATTCAGCAGGGTGAAGCGCGTGTGTACAACGCAGTCAGAACCATTGACCAGCGCAAGACAGTAACAGATGTCGTCTCCACCGGTACGATTACCCCGCCGCAAGACTTCATTGAAATGCTGTACTTGCGCGTCAATGGGGTGATGCTGATGCAGCGGCAGAAGAGTTTCCTGCGCACCGTTTATGGCGACACGACTGGAGCGCCGGAGAGCTACTCGCTCGACTACACGACGCTCTATAGCGGCGCGTCGACGATCAATATAGCCCCTATCCCCACGGCTGAAGTGACCTACGAGATGAGCTATGCGGGCGCACCGTACAGCATCGTGGATCAGGAAGAGACGTACCTGAGCGTAAACTTCCCTGAGTGCCTCCTGTACGCCTGCTTGCTGGAGGCATCCGCGTACAACAAGGGCGAGGCTGACATCATGGCCGTTTACGGTCAGCGCTTTAACGAGGCGCTTCTCGCGCTCAAGCGCTCCGCCGAGGGCCTGCAACTGAAAGACGAATACCGGGATGCCCCGGAGAGAGTGGCGGCACCTAACTGATGGCTTTTACTGGGTCGGCAATCTGCACATCGTTCTATACTGACATGCTGAATGGCGTGTTCGACTTCTCGGCTGACACGTTCCGTTTAGCGCTGTACGACAACACGGCCACGATCTCTGCGGCTACCACGGCATACACGCTGACCGGGGAACTGGCAACGGCTGGAGGGTATACTGCTGGTGGCGAGACGACAGCAGCCAGCGTGACGACAGCGACAACCTCTAATGGCGTCGTCATCATGATCGACTTCGCCGACGTCACTTGGGCGACGGCTACGTTCACTGCTCGCGGGGCGTTGCTCTACGATGACACGGCAGCTGGCAATCCAGCGATTGCCGTTCTTGACTTCGGCAGCAACCAGACCAGAGCGGCAACCAACTTCGTGGTCCAGTTCCCGCAACCTACTCCAAACTCAGCGTTCATCGTTGGGACAACGGTGTTGACACAATAATATGCCTTCCAGCTACACGAGTTCTAATGGTATTGAGAAGCCGGCCACGGGTGAACAAGCGAACACTTGGGGAGGGACCTGTAACACCGACTTCGATCTTATCGATCAGTCCCTAGACGGTGCCGTAACCCTATCCCTATCCGGCACATCGTCGACGACGGCCATCACGGATGGCGCTGTGTCCGATGGCCGCAACCGAGTATTGATCTGTGAAGGCACGCTGGCTGCTGACCATACGATAACGATCACGCCGAACGATGCCGAGAAGTGGTACGTCGTGCAGAACAACACGACTGGCGGATTCAGCGTCATTATCAAGCAGGGCAGCGGCACCGGTACAACGGTAACTATCCTCAATGGGTACTCCAAGTGGGTGAGGCTGGACGGCACCGGCACGAACGCCAACGTCACCGAGATGATGCCGAACCCGTACTTCGGCGGGACGGTTGTCGTCGGAGGGACTCTCGGCGTTGGTGGTCCGTTGAACGTGGCCGGCACAGTAACGGGTGAAGTGAACTCCTCCTTTAACGGCGTTGACGTCGGACGCGGTGGAGGGAACATCTCCACCAACACCTCGATTGGCGACACAGCATTGGCCGCCAATACAACCGGGAACGGCAACACCGCTGTCGGCGGATTCTCGTTCTACCAGTTGACGACTGGCGTGTTCAACACTGGCCTTGGGTTCGGCGCCGGGTTCCAGAACACGGGAAACTACAACACAGTGGTTGGATACACCGCCCTCTACGCCGCCAGTTCGTCGAGCGGGAACACGGCGGTAGGCAACTCCGCCTTGGTCGCTTGCACAGGCGATCAGAATATCGCGATTGGCAATCTGTCCGGATCGCTGATTACCACTGGCACTGGCAACGTGATCCTTGGCAACAACACCGGCACGTCTATCGCGACTGCCACCAACAATATCCTGATCGCTGACGGCAGCGGGAATATCCGCATCCAAGTATCGTCGGCTGGCAACGTAGGGATCGGAGTAGCGCCTACGCTCGGCCCCCTTGAGATGGCCTCTGGCGCATACGTTACCGCTGGCGGCACATGGACCAACGCATCAAGCGTTGCCCTCAAGCACAAGTTTGAACCGGTCACCCCGGCTGATATCCTCGATGCTGTCAAGGCCATGCCTGTCAGCAAGTGGGAGTACAAGGCTGAGCCTGGTGTCCCGTATATCGGACCAACCGCGCAGGACTTCCGGTCTGCGTTTGGAGTTGGAGACGATACATCAATATCGACTGTAAGCGCAATAGGCGTCTTGTTCGCGGCTGTGAAGAGTCTCACGGAAGAGGTTCGGCGGCCATGGTGGAAGAAAGTATTGGGGGTAAAGTAACGTGCGTGATGCCAGCCTGGAAGACTCGACTATCGAGCTGCGCCATTCCTTTGAAACAGGAGTGTTGTCACAAAATCTCAAGACGAAAGAGGGAAGGCTAATGCCGGCCTGGTCCTTGAACCAAATGTTTTCATTGATAATCCCAACGTCAGGGTGGCCATGGTGGGCTGTTGCTATTCAGGGTGTATTGACTGCTATCGGTGCTGAATTGATGTCGACGAGTGTTGCTCTGAAATGGCTGACCATTGGCTGTGTCCTCGATGTCGCGCTCTCCATGATCCGTAGCTGGAGGCTTCCCGAGAACTACCCGTTCTCGGTTCTGGTCCCGGACGTTCTTGTGCGAGCAATCGCGCTTTACCTGTCCTGGTCGTTGTCGAAAGAGCCTGCGTTCCAATTCGAGTACAGCGGCTTCTCCACCAATCCTGGTGAGTTGCTAGCTATATTCTTCATCACTATTGTCTGGGCGAGCGCTGGCAAGAGCAGTGAGAAACTTGGTATGCGCTGGCCAGCCGGAGTGATGTTCCTGTTCAATAAAGTCCACTCTTCGCTTGACGATGTGGAACTTGGTGATCGTGCTTTCAGCATGTTGACGAAGTTCACGCACAAGACGAGCGGGAATGTGGAGACTACCACAAAAACTGAAACGATTATCGAGACCAAGCCAGAGGAGTGATGCCGGTAACCAAGCTGCAGTTTAGGCCAGGGATAACGAAAGATCTGACGGAGTACTCCAACTCCGGTGGATGGTACGACTCTGACCGCATTCGATTCAGACTTGGTTATCCGGAAACAATCGGAGGTTGGGAGAAGTACTCGAATAATCAGTTCTTAGGCGAGTGCCGATGTCTGATCCAGTGGACAACCCTGGATGGGACCAACTACACGGCACTCGGAACCAATCTGAAGCTGTACGTTGAGACCGGTGGCGAGTTCTACGATATCACTCCGATCCGGCGCACGGTGACTCTCGGTGCCAACCCGTTCACAACGCAGTCGACATCCAACGGGAAGTTGACAGTTACAGACGCTTCCAACGGTGTCGTGCTTGGCGACTTCGTTACGTTCTCCGGAGCGACGGCGTTCGACAATTATACGACCGGAATGCTAAACGCTGAGCATCAGGTAGTTGAAGTCCTTACATCTGGAACGTACACGATTGAGATCGATGGCGTGACGTCAGCCGGCGCTGGTGTCTCCGGTGGTGGAGCGTCTGTTGATGCGGAGTACCAGATCAACACTGGTCCGGATACGCAGGTGTTCGGTACGGGGTGGGGAACCGGGACGTGGGGCCGAGGGACGTGGGGATCAGCTTCCACCTCTGGCGTCTCAACTGGACAGCTTCGCATTTGGAGCCTTGACAACTTTGGAGAAGATCTCGTTGCCTGTGTTCGCGGCGGCGGCATCTACTACTGGACGGCAAGCACTGGTACTGGCGTGAGAGCGATTGCGCTTTCCGACATCCCTGGCGCAAACCAGGCTCCGGTCATCGGGACTGAGATCTTCGTGTCTGATATCGATAGGTGCCTTGTGGTTCTTGGTGCCAACGAGGTGGGTCAGACGACGCAAGACCTGATGCTGATCCGGTGGTGCAGCTCGGAAGACATCTCCGAATGGGAGCCTCGACGAGATACGACAGCCGGCAGTAGCCGCTTATCGTCTGGTTCGCAGATCATCTCGGCTATCCGGGCCAGAGAGGAGACGGCGATATGGACCGACAAGACGCTGTATACGATGGCCTTCACCGGTCCTCCCTATACGTTCGGCTTTACTCTGATGGGCGAGAGCGTGTCTATCGTTGGTCCAAATGCGGCTGCCGAGTCCAGGAACACATTGTTCTGGATGGATATCAACGAGTTTAAGCTGTACAACGGAAGCGTGACGTCGATCCCTTGCACCGTGCAGAACTACGTGTTCAACGACATCAACCTTGAGCAACGATACAAGGTGGTTGGGTTCACGAACGTCCGGTACAACGAGATCTGGTGGCTGTACCCGTCAGCTAATTCAAACGAGAACGACCGATACGTGATCCTGAACTACAACGACGGGACGTGGTGCGTTGGCACATTGGATCGCACGTTCTGGTGGGATAGCTCCTACCAGGGTGGATACCCAATCGCAACTGCCAATGGCTACATCTACATCCACGAGTACGGGGTTAACGCTGATGGCCTCCCGCTGGAGCCGTATATTGAGGGGTCTGACCTGACTATCGCCGATGGTGACCGCTACACATTCATCAGGCGCCTGATCCCAGATATCACGTTCACCGGCAACAACCAGACAGCCAATGCTGACTTTACGATCTTGAAAAGGAATTTCCCCGGCCAGTCGTTCAGCACTGGGTATGTGTCAGAGGTGATGTCCGACACGACGGAGAAGTTTGTTCGCGTGCGCGGTAGGCAGTTTGCTTTGCGCGTATCGTCCGATGTCACCAACGCTGGTTGGCGGCTTGGATCGCAGCGACTTGATATGCAGGCGGATGGAGGGAAGTCATGAGACGCGTATCGTTTAGCCATAGTGACATTGAGGGTCGCAAGGCTCTGCTTATTTCAGTCCGACACAACGCAGGATCAAACGGACCAGATGGACTAGAGTCAGTCCATACTATAAAGTTGTTCGCTGATGAATTAGCAGAAGCGGCTGATATTGCGCTCGCAGATCCATCTGAAAAAATAGTCCCTGCTGATTATTCAAACATTCGAGAGTGCATCGGTCACTTCATAGGAAGAACCATTGAGGACATTACCCAGCACGATTCCGATGAATTTTTGGAAACTCGAAGAAGCTACGTTCAGCTATTGCTGAGCGGTGGTGACCACCTGACGTTCTACATCGGACCAGATGGTTTTTCACACAGTGAGGACGGAGACGAATGAACCTCCGTCAACGAGTTGCCGCGCTTCCCATTCCCTCTCGCGATTACACCGCCGAGGAGATCAAGCAGCTTGCTCGTAAGCTGAACTCCTTGATCGAAAACATCTACAATCCAGGGGATCTGGTAGCGACCTCGCTGCAATTCTCCGTGGATGGCATCAACATCTTACTTCCTCCATCCGGATACGGTCTGGGGGTTGGTACTCTGTATTATGAGCCGCTTACCGGGAACGTGAAGGTAGTGATTCCGGAAGACGTGTTTGCCCCATCATTCTCCATGCGCTTCAAGCTGCGCGACGTAACGGTGACAACATAATGCCTCTCAAAGAAGTAGCGCAACATCTCGAATCCAAGGGTCGTCACGGCGACACGATGCTGATGCACGTCAACCCGACTGAGCTTCAAGTGCTTGAGGCGATGCTGGGGAAGACGACTCGCAATCCCCAGACAGGGCTGCCCGAAGCGTTCTCGTGGAAGCGGCTGCTGACTGGGCTCGGCATTGCTGCGGCTGGCATTGCAACTGGTGGCGCGGCTCTCCCTATCCTGATGCCGATTGCTGGCGGTACGTTGCTCAGTTCTTTGATCCCAGGAAGCAAGAAGAAGGACACCACATCCGAGGCCGGCAAGTATCTCGACGAGCGCAACGAGGCGACGAAGGGCGGGCGCGGCTACACCTTCGCTCCTCCGATGACGATGCTGCAGTCGATTGCGGATCAAATCCCGCAAGGTCAAAACCCAGTCCCAATCAGTCCTATTGGAACAATGAGGAACTGGTATCAACAGCCAAAATTCGCCGAAGGTGGCCAAGTCACCGAGGAACAAGCCAAGGATACGGTGCTTGCCATGCTCGCCCAGATGCAGCAACAGCAGGGCCAGCCGATGGCGCATGGCCGCATGGTAGAAGGCCCCGGCACGGGTCTCAGCGATTCAATACAGGCGCAGTTGGGCGTAGGCGAGTACGTCATCCCGGCTGATGCCGTGTCGATGCTAGGCGATGGGTCAAGCGATGCTGGCGGTCGACGTCTTGACCAAATGGTGGCCAAGGTGCGGATGGAAAAGACCGGCACGAAGAAGCAGGCTGGCAAGTTGTCTTTGCGAAAGGTGATGGTATGAGTATCTGTTCTCGTCATATTGAAAGGAACGACTACTGTGATTCCTGCTACACCGGAGTCGTCGAATGCTCATGCGGAAAATCAGAGTCTTGCTCTCAGTGCGGGGGGAAGGGCTGGTTTGTCGGATCAGGCAAAGCAAAGTATCAGAAGTTGGAAGATTTAGATAAGGTGGCCCAACATGGCTGAATCGGCATCGTCTGTAGTCATCAATGACATCCCCGAGGAGCTAAAGCCATTCCGGCAGATGCTTCTCGCAAGCGCATTCGGCCAGGTGTACAAGCCGGAGTACATCCAGCGGTATATGCCGAATGCCTCTTTCGTTCCGCCATCCATGCCGCCTGCGTCTCAGCCTCCCATGCCGACAACCGATCCGGCTGGTGTCGCCATGGACGTTTACCAGCCTCAACCGCAGGCCATGGGCGGCTCTCTTAGCGACATCGCTTCCGCTATCCAGGATCAGCTTGCTAACCGTGTCGGGTACGCACAGGGTGGATTAGCCAGCGCAGCCGAAGCGATTGAAAAGCTGCTGCAAATGGGCGACGTGAACCTTGGCGCATCCGGTACCCCTCTTGGTGGGTATACTCCACCCATGGTTGTGAGCCCTCCGGCCAACATACCGTATCAAATCGGTACCGGCGTTCGTCCTCCTCCGGCACCACAAACACCCACGGTCACGCCGCCCGCTGGTGCCAACAATGGCATCATCAACACTCCTCCCTCTGGGACCCTGCCAGTTGGTAACCCGAATCCGGCACCTCCCCCTGCCGGTGGCCACATGCCGACTGGGATGCCTGCTGCTCCTCCGGCACCGAACTTCCGCTCCTCGTCGACCACGCCCATGTTCGTGGCAAACCAGCCGGGAAACTTCGCTGGAGCCGCGCAGGCTCAGTCCATGGGCTACAACCCGGCGCAATACGCTGACCGGTCAGTAGCCGACGAACTGGCTGAACAGATGGGCGGGCGCACCGTGTTCACTAATCCCGGTGGCCCCATCGGTCCCCCGGCGCAGGCGATGATCGACGCTGGCGGGTCGAACATGCACAACGCCGGGTTGATCGCTGACATCAATCGGCGCTTCGCTGACGATGAAGGTATGCGGAACTTTGCGCTGGATAACTTGCGCAAGGAGATTCGCTCGTACGGCGGCGATACGGCTGGGTTCGCTCAGGGCGGGATCGTCAAGCTGGCTGCTGGTGGGTTCCCTGGTACGAAGGAGGCGATGACGCCAACCCCCATGGCGCCGAATCCGTTGGGAGCGGCATCGTTAGGCGCAAGCACGTCCGCCCCTCCAGGAACCGACGCGAGTGCGTTTAACCCGTACCAAGCGTATGGCACTACCAACCCTACTACCGGCCAATTTACTGGTACGCAGCGCATCCTGGGCATGGGCAATCAAGGTCAAGTCGATCAGAACGGATTCCTGCAGGCGAGCGACCTGACGCGCAATGCCCTCGGCGGATACGGACAGATGCCGTCCTACTTCTCCAATGGCGAGATCGACGCTGGTCGAGACACGGAAGGCCGCGCCACCACGCCGCTCGGGATTGCCAACGACACGTTTGATACGGCTGGCAATTTGGCCATCAACGCCTCGCAGAACGCTCAGGACATGAGCAGCTATTCTCCACTGTCTTCCTCTTTTGGAACGGCGCTCGGCAGAATTGCTGAGAACCCTTCGATGTTCCAGGCTGGAGACATCTCGCTGGGGCAACTGACGGCGCCGCAACTCGATGCTCCGCTTGGAGTAGGAACCAGCCAACTCACCTCCTACCAGATGGCCGGCCCTCGGCTGGTCGACATGGCCAACGCCAACATCAACCCGAACTACATGGGTGGCCCCGGTGACGTGGATGCCAACAGCATCTTCTCCCGCTTCAGCAACACGCAGGTTGGGCCGGCGAATCAGGTAACCGGTGGCCAGATCGGCGTGGGTGCTTTCACTGACCCCGGTGTTGCCGACGCCTACATGTCTCCGTACATGCGCAAGGTATTAGACGTCCAGAAGCAGCGTGCCAATCAGGACTTCGCGGAATCGAAGGCAGGTCGCAACGCGGCGGCGATCAAGGCCGGTGCGTTTGGCGGTAATCGGCAAGCGGTTGCCGACTCAATTGCTGAGCGTGACAACCAACTTCTCCTGTCGCAGATCGAGGCCCAAGGTAACCAGGCTGCATTCGAGAACGCGCAGCAGCAGTTTGAGCGTGACCGTGGTGCCTCGATGACTGGCCAGCAGTTCAACGTCAACTCACGTATGCAGGGTGACTTGGCAAACCAGCAGGCTGGCCTTCAGGTAGGCATCGCCAATCAGAACGCTGGCATCGCTGGTAATCAGTTGACCGGCAACCTTGGCCTGCAGGCTTTGCTGGCCAATCAAGGGATGCGGTACAACACCGAGGTGGCGAACCAGAACGCCTACATGGATGCCGCCAGCCGCAACCAGTCGACCGGCCTGCAGGCGCAACTCGCCAATCAGGCGGCACTGCAGCAAGCCAACTCGACTAACCTTGGCGCGGCGCTCGGGGTGCAGGAGTTGGGTGCCAATCAGTACATGCAGTCGCAGCTCGCCAACCAGCAGGCTGGCCTCACGGCTGGCCAGGCCAATCAGAACGCGGCTCTCAGCACGCAGGCTCTCGCCCGTAACTCTGGCCTGTCGGCGGCGCAGTCCAACCAGAACACTCGGCTATCGCAGAACACGACTCTCCTTGACGCGCTTGCCCGTGCCGATCAGTTGCAGCAGCAGGCCGATCAGGGTAACTTCGCCAATCGCCTCGGGGCCATGGGTCAGCAGACTACATCGGCGCTCGCCGCCAACTCCATTGGCCAGAACCGGGCCGACCTCGGGCGTCTTGCTCAGGCGCAGGAGTTGCTACGGCTACAGTCGATGCAGCAGGCAGGTGCAAACGTCGACACGCGGACACAGGGTGCGCTCGATCTTGGGTATCAGGATTGGACGAACCAGCAGAACTACCCGTACCAGCAGATGAACTGGCTGCAGTCCATGCTGAGCGGAGTGCCGATGGGGTATAACCAAGAGGGCGTCCAGTTCCAGCGGACCAGCCCATTGACGCAACTCGCTGGACTCGGGACGGCGGCGGCTGGCGCATACGGCGCTTATAAGGGGAATTAATATGCTGATAGAGCGATATGAACCTAAGTTTGATAGGGAGGCGTTTGACAGGCTCCCACTTGGCACGGTCCTAACGGGCAAGGAGTTGACTGAAATGAATCTCAGCCCATTCTTTTTTGCAAGGACAGTGGGCGGCGCTAAGGATGTAAACTGCATCCACACATATACAAAGGTGAGGTAGCCGCCATGAACCTAATCCAGCAAGCCGAACAACTGAAGAACCTGCCTGACCAAGCGTTGGCTCAGATGCAGCAGCGCCCGACCGACACGCCTCCCTACCTCGTGGTGGCGGAGATGCAGCGCCGCGCTAATATGCGGAAGGCGTATCAGGGTGCCCAGCAAGGTACGCCGATGAATCAGCCGCCTGTCGCCCAGCAGATGGCGCAGCAGATGCAGCAGCAGACTCCTCCTCCTATGCAGATGGCAAAGGGAGGGTTGGCGTCGGTGGCAAAGTACTTTGATGGCGGATTCGTTGTCCCAAATAATTTGCCGGAAGTAGACCCCACGATGCTGAGCATGGCTCAGTTCCCCGGCGATCCGCGCTGGAACGACATGCGCAAGTTCAAGTCGGAAATACCGACCGTGCGCGATCACAAAGAGTACGTCGCTGACATGGAGGCAAACTCTGGTGGCACGCTGCTAAAGGACTTGGCGTCCAAATACGAGCAGGAAGAGATGGAGATGCGCGGCCAGAAGCCAAAGCTGTCTCAGATCCTCATGCAACTCGGGCTCGGCATGGCGGCGTCGCGGCGCCCTGACTTTGCCGGCGCTATCGGTGAAGGTGGGCTGAACGCGCTGCAGGGGTACACCCAGGAGCGCAACCGTACCCAGCAGATGGCTGACCGCATTGCGGAGAAGCGGCTGCGGGCGATGGAGGGCGTGCAGCGGCACGGTGATCGCGTGCAGGACTTGGCTATCGATGCCCGTCGTGGTGATGTGGCGGCGCGGAATACTGCGATGGCTGGCAACAACAACATCGAGTTGGGCATCATGCGGCAGCAAGGCGCCGAGGAGCAGGCGATTGCTATGGCGGAGCGAGAGTATGCTCGGCAGCAGGCGCAGTTGGCGTTGCAAGACCAGAAAGATAATGCCACTTATCTCAGGCAACTGGAGAGAGATTATATCGACCGAGATACAAAGATGATGGTCGAGCAAGAGCGTAACAAGCGGCCTCGTGGTGGTGGGCGGCGCGAGGCGGTGGATAAACCGGTAAGCCCGATTGCCGCAGCTAATGCGTATAACGCCATGGGTGATGATTACGATAAGCAGGCGTCAGAGCTTTCCAAAGAGTTGCTCATCACTCCAGAAAAACAGCGCCCTGAACTCCAAAAGCGTATTGATGCTATCAGGCAGCAGGGTTCTCAGATGCGTGCTCTTTCGATGGAGATACTAAAGCGGGCTCTTCCCATGCCGGGAGGTGGCGGCCCCCCTCCACCTCCCCCGCCTCCACCTAACCCTAAAATGACGGCAGAGGAATTTCTGAACAGGCTGCCAAGTGGGTCCGCGCCTAGCGGATCTCAGGCCGAACCAGTAAAATGGCCAGTCAGAACTCAAGAGTTGATCGGTAGCCCTGGACAGTACAGCGATCCAACTATCAAAGGTCTTGGGGCTCTTGGAAGAATGATCGCCCCGGATAGACTTCCCGAAAACAGAGAAATCAAATACAGGTAATCAATGCCAACCGTAGACATCGAAGGCATCGGACCAATCGACTTCCCCGAAGGGGTCACGCGAGAGCAGGCGGCTGACATCATCCGCAAAGCAATAGCTGCCAAGACTCCGCGCCAATCCCTATCCATCCCGCAGCAAGCCGGAGCCGTAATGGCTGGCATTGGGCGAGGACTTGCGCGCATACCAGTTGATGTTGTTGAGGGCTTTGGAGGTATTACCGGGTCTGATACTCTGATCGATCTTGCTCGTGGGATGAGAGAGTCTGACATAGGCAGGACATTTCTCGAAACCCCTGATAACTATAAAGATAGAACAGCCTCTACAGTAGGTGAAGTCGTAGGAAACATTGGAGGAATGTTTTTGCCAGGTGGCGTTTTAAAAGCCCCCAAGGCAATTATGGCAGCCAATGCTGTTCTGTCCGGACTGCAGGGAGCATCCGAACAGGTGCAGCGTGCCGACGAGAATCGCCGTGCCGGGATGGAAGTGTCGTCTGGCGATCAGCAGATTGCGTCACTATTAGGCGTACTCCCAGGCGCGTTGGACATGATCCCCTACGCCCGCATGGCAGGGACCATCGCGCCGAAGGGGCTGAAGCTGGCCGAGGCTGCGGCTGGGCGAAGTGTCATCGGAAGGGCGCTCGGAACAGGAGCCATTGAAAGCGCAACCGAGGCTGGCCAGCAAGGTCTGCAGAATATCATCGAACGCGGCTACAATGCCAATCAAGATCTGGCCGAAGGGCTGATGGATAACGCCACTGCCGGTGGCGCGGCTGGGTTTGGGATGGACGCCATCCTGGGCATGATGGCCAAAGGCACGGGCAAGCGTGTGATGCAGCGCCGCGCTGCGCTCGACTCCGTTCCACTTGACGCTCTGCCTAATGCCAACTCTATCGGTATCCGCAATGTCGGCGGCAATCCGTTTGTTGAGTACCTTGCCCGCATGGAGGCAGCGGCCACCAAGCCAATGCCTGAAATGCCGCACGAAAACTACCGCAAGCCAGTGGTGGAGGCTGAGGCGCCGACGCTAACCGCCAAAGAGAAGAAGGCGGCTGAGGCGCTTCGCATTCAGCAGCGGATGCAGCAGACGATGCCAGAGATCGGGGCCATCGACGTCAATTTGGACGACATCGCCGCTGAGCAGCAGGCAGCACTTGACGCACAGGCTGCCTCCCCGCAGGAACCAATCACTCCGCTCTACAGCAAAGACGCTGCGTATCCAGACGTTCGCCTAACCGAAGAAGGCACCATCGAAGAACCTTCCCGCTTGGCTATGGACCAGCCGGGAGCACCTCGGTTTAGCGTCGACACGCAGCCAGCCGCCCCAACCCAATACACCGTCGACAATCTCCGCCAAGAGATCGAGGCCGGGACTAAGCCGCAGATCGCACTCGACATCTACAACGAGATGGAGGCGCTCGGCGGTGAAGGGCTATTCTCGACAAGGCTTGTCGACAGTCTCAACAATGGCAAGTCGGAGGGGACCTATGCCAACCGCGTCATCGAACTGGCGCTGGAGTCGAAGTCCAAGGAGGACCTGCTGCGCACGCTGAACCACGAGGCGGTTCACGGCATGAAGCAGATGGGACTATTCAACGACACCGAGTGGTCCATCCTCAACGCCGCGTTCAATCCAGACACTTCGCTGACAGACTATGAGCGAGAGCAGTACGCCAAGCTCTATAACGGTGACCAGACGAAGATCAACGAAGAGGCTATCGCTCGCGGCATCGAGCGATACGCGGCTGGCCAGATCGATGCGCCAGTGGCGGCGGTATCTGTGGCTGCCAAGGCGGCTGGTACGGTAGAGCGCCTAGGTAACGTGCTTCGAGGTAAAGGATTCCAGAACGCGACCGACGTCATGCAGTCGTTCCGCTCCGGAGAGATGGCAACCCGCGACGCCAATCTGCCGAGCATCAGTAAGCCGCGCACGATGCGGGACTACGAGAAAGGACTTTATGATACTCCGATCCCAAATGGGAAAACAAATCGCCCAGTCGTTCAGCCGGCGAAAAACGTCGGCCCCGTCAAAGATGGCAAGCGCACGACCTCCCTCGCCGATCTCATCGACCAAGACGAAGCCCCCCAAGAAGGTCAAGATCAGCGGCAATCGGTAGTCCCACAACTCCCCGTCTCCGGCAAGACCCCGTTCGGGGCGCCTGATGAGCGCACGCAGTTGAAGAAGGCTATTGATACGTTTGTGGCTAAAGACGGACTTGGCGGAATAGCGTTAAAGACTAGACAGAATTTTCTCGACATGCGGGCTGGGATTGCGGAGGCGAGCCGTCGCGCATCGAAGTCTCGTGGCGAGTCTTCTGACATGGCGGCTACCAGTGCCGAGGCTGCAGTTAGAGCGTACGACGTGGCGCAAGATCAGGCTGCTTCGGCGCTAAAGAATGGCGCGCTCGAATGGGTTCCAGGAAAAAATGGCGGTGGGTACTTCCGATCCAATGGGGACGTCGCTAACGCTCCAGCTACAGTGTTCAAGGAGGCGTACGAGAAAGGCAAGCTGAGTCAACTTTTCCACTACCTCGCCGCCGAACGTGCGGATGTTCTACGCAGCGAAGGCCGCGAGAATAAGATCAGCGCCGCCGATGCCGCCGCGTGGAAGGATTATGGCGACGATCCCGACATTGCCAACTACGCCAAGCGATGGAAGACCTTTAACGACCAGATGGTGGACACGCTGCAAAAGTCTGGGCGCATTGACGCCGAGACAGCCAAGAAGTTCAAGGCCAATACGTACCTGCCGTTCTACCGCATCGAAGAAGGGGTGGATGGGTCGGTCAACTTCCAGTCGTCCGGAGCCACGCTTGCATCGTCTCCCCGGCTGGAGAAGTTGAAAGGTTCTGAGTTGGATATCGGTGATCCAACTGACAACATAGTTCGCAACGTCAATACTCTCACGTCGATGGCCATGAAGAACGAAGCCATGCAGCGAGTGGTGCGCGATGGTATGCAGTTAAAGTTCATCAAGCAAGTACCGAAGTCCGAGTCCGGGAAGATGAACGTCAAGGTCTGGGTAGATGGGAAAGAGAAGCACTTTGAGGTCAGCGATCCGATTTTATTTGCCTCGATGCAGGCATCTCGCATTCCTTCCTCTACCGCTCTAACGCTGGCAGGATGGCCGTCAAATTTCCTTAGAAGCATGGTCACGTTGGACCCGGTGTTCATGATAAACAACCCGGTGCGAGACTCTACCATGGCGTGGCTGCAGGGATACACCGACTTCCCACTGCAGCAGTTGGCCCAGTCGGCTTACAAGGCCATCGCCAATAAGCCTTCCTTCCAGCGGCTTGAACGGGCTGGTGTCATTGGCAATAGTATCCGTGGCGAAGGTGGCGCTGCTGGGACAGGTAAGACATTGCGCGAGAGCTACACCGGCAAGACTAGCCCCATGCACCGAATCCAAGAGTTCTCCCGCAAGTCAGAAGGCATCACCCGAAACACTGTCTATGAGTCCGTGATGAAGCGCACTGGTGGAGACGAAGCTCAAGCCCAGTATGAGGCTCGCGAACTGCTGAACTTCAATCGTCGCGGCGCTGATCCAACTGTTCAGCTTGTCAACGCTCTCATTCCATTTCAGAACGCCTCATGGCAGGGTTTAGATGTGTTCTACCGCACCCTTCGCGGTAAAGGTGCTAACCCGGAAATGCGGAAGCAGATGCTTGCCCGCATGGGGATAATGGCCGGACTGTCGACAGCTTATACAATCATGGCTAGTCAGACTCCAGAGTGGCAGGAGGCTTCGGAAGAAGAACGCGACGCCAACTGGTTCTTGCCTGGCGGACTCAAGATGAAGATCCCGTTTGAAGCTGGGTTCGTGGCGAAGGTGATTCCTGAGCGAGTCACTGCGTTGTTCATGAAGCACGATACTGGTCGAGAGTTTCTAAGCGCGATGAGCAGGTTCTTCTGGAGCACCATGAAGGTAGACGCTATTCCGCAAGCAATGAAGCCAGCGTGGGAAGTCAAGACAAACCACTCCTCCTTCCGCGACAAGCCCATCGAACCCGAGTACATGCGCAGCAAAGAGAAGACGCAGCGCTTCGACGACAACACGTCCGAGTTGGCGAAGAAGATTAGCGAGTACACTGAGGTCCTGTCGCCGCTCCAGGTTGACCATCTTCTGCGAGGATATACCGGAGCCATTGGAACCTACGGCATCCAGGCTATGAGCCTGCTGGCCAACCCGGAGAAGGCCAAGGCCGCGATGTCCATGGCAGAGCGCACGCCGTCCGACCTGCCTGTGCTTGGCCGCTTCTTCCAGCGAGAAGAGGGCGGAAAGAGTCTTGGCCAGTACTACGAGTTGTCCGACCGTGCCGAGCAGGCGCAGTCCGCTCTCAAGGCTGGGTTGGAGCCGACCGATGAGCGCGTTAAGTTGGCTGCCATTGATCGGGCCGTTAAGCCGATTGACCGGCAGATGAAGACGCTGACCGATGCCGAGAAGAAGGTGCGATCACTCATGGCCACGGGCGGAATGTCGCCAGAAGAGGCGCGGCCTATGTTGCGCGAGTATCGGAAGATGAAGACGGAACTCGCCAAGATGGCTGTGAAGATGGAGCGGGAGTAGGGGTTGACGTAACGCCGTAACCGTGGTACGGTTGTGGCATGAGACGAGTAAATATCTCCATTACAGACGAAGTTTACGAGGCCATACGCAAGCTGGCCTTTGAGGAGCGCATCCAGGTAGGCACACTGGTCAAGCGAGTGGTTGAGACTTGGGCGTGTAAGAAGGTGAAGCCATGACTAAAGTAACCAGCATCCTTTGCGACTACATCCAGGCCCTAAAGAAAGAGAACATAGAACTGCGAGCTTTTAAGCACGCGGACACTCCGACACCACCAGTCAACGGAGACATCAAGAAGGCCATTCACGCCGCAGCGAACATGCTTGGCAAGCCATCGTACGAAATCACCGATCCAGATACCGAAGCAGTGCGATGGATCAAGTTGGTCGCAAACGCTCTCGCAATGAAACGCAAGCGAGTGCAGGAGTTGGAGTTAGAGATGTCGAAGTTGGGAGGAGGGAAGCCATGACCATCTACCCAATGTCTGGCCCGCTCCCAAAGCGAGAAGGCCACGTCATCGTAGAGAACCATGACACCGGAAACTACGAAGACTTTGAGAATGCTGAGGAATACGTGGCGCATTACGTCGAGAAGATGAAAGCGGCTGGCGCATCCCATCAGGCAATTTCTGGATTTAGGCGGAGGAAGCGATGAACCGCCGCTCTTTCCTGAGAACCGCGACTGGGTGTGCGGTGGCTGTTCCGGTGGCTGCGACCGCTACTGAGGTAGTCGCATTCTGTGGCGACGAGATACGGCATCGATACGAGGAGTACATGGAGAAAGTAAGGGACTCGTGGTCGGATTTCAATCCCTATACGGAGTCCATGAATTTAAACAAGCAGGAAGACCGCGATAGATACCAGCGAGAGAAGCAGGCTGGGCTTCAAACGAAATTTATGAAGCAGTACGAGGAGCGATCATGACCACCGCCCTCTACCTCCGCGTGTCGACCCAAGATCAGTCCACCTCCATGCAGCGCGAAGAACTCCTGTCGATGTGCGCCGCTCGCAAGTGGGACAATATCAAGGAGTACGACGATACGGCGTCCGGCGCCAAGCGCGAACGGCCAGCGCTCGACCTGTTGATAGGAGACGTCAAGGTTGGCCGCGTCAAGAGAGTCGTGGTGTGGCGCTTTGACCGCTTGGCGAGAGGTACGCTGCATCTTCTCGAACTGCTGGACCTGTTCAATCTGTACGGCGTAGAGTTCATCAGCATCAAGGAATCGCTCGACACGAGCACGCCGATGGGTCGTGCAGTGATGACAATCCTCGGGGCTGTGGCCGAGCTTGAGCGCCACTCCATCCGCTCCCGAGTCAAGGCAGGGATCGCCAATGCCCAGAAGAACGGAACAAAAACAGGCAATCGCATTGGCCGGCCACGCGCAGTCTTTGATCGCCGACTTGCCGAAGAGATGCAGCGCAACGGCGTCAGCATCCGGGCTATTGCCGAGAACCTGAAGGTATCACAGACGATAGTATGGAGGGAACTGAAGAAGTGCTAGCATTGTCCTTAGAATGCTAAGGATAGCTGTTTTCCTCCTCACGGCTTGCGCGGCCTTTGCGCAGTATGGTATTGCTCGCAAAGTAATCAGTGGCGCAGGCGCTCCGCTATCGGCTGATTGCGATGCAGCGAACGAAGTTGGCAACGTCTACGCTCGAACTAACGCGGCGGCTCTATTCTCGACGTTCTACGTCTGCGGGAATACAGCCGCCAATACTTATTCATGGGAACTGTACGGGTCAGGAGGCAGTGGATCTGGCACCGTAAACTCCGGGACTGCTGGAAACCTGGCGTACTACCTGTCCAGCGGGACCACGATCAGCGGCTTGTCGACGGCGGCTGGCATACTGGCATGGCTATCCACTCCGTCCTCAGCTAATTTGCGATCCGCGCTGACAGATGAGACTGGAACAGGGGCAGCAGTGTTCGCTACTGGCCCTACCATCACGCTGGCCAATGCCACTGGATTGCCGCTGTCGACGGGGGTGACGGGCAACCTGCCTGTTGCCAACCTCAACGGAGGAACATCGGCGTCGGCGTCCACGTACTGGCGCGGGGATGGCACTTGGGCTACTCCGAGTGGCGGCCCGCCGCAGGCTTTGCCGCCTCGATCAGCAGCGCGACGGTGTTGGACATCACGGCTGGAATCTCGCGCATCAACAATGTCGTCACAAGCACGGCAGCATCCACAGCCACGCTGAGCGGAAGCACCGCATCGTCCACGGCCTATGCCTACATTGATAACGCAGGCGTGCCGACGATAGGGCACAATGGCGCGGCAACGATATCGAGCGCCGCCTACACCATCCTTACCGGAGTAACTGGATTCCCTGCTGGTAGCCAGCCGTTGTTTGAAGTGACCTACGTCAGCAACGTCTGGACGACAATCACCAACCGGCTCGCCGACACCAGCCAGAACGTAGTCATCGCCGACACCGGGCTCTCGTCGACATATAATGCGAGCGGCCAGCAGGTGATCTCGAACATCGCCAAATACCAGCAGGACGTGTACTTTGCCCCGGCTGGGTCAACTGACGCAGGTACTGGCGTCTACACCATAATCTGCTGGACCACCACCGGGTGCGCTACCAGCCTGCTAACGGCGGGCAATCGAAGGTGGACAACGGTGGCGTTCTCTGACTCAGGAACCACGCTCTCGTCATCCATCTACTGGCGCATCCCGGCCAACTGGGATGGCGGTGCTATCAGCCTCATTCTCGACTGGACTCGTGGATCTGGATCTGGCACCAATATGGTGTGGAGCATCCAGACCGTGTGCTACGCGAACGGAGAGGATGTCACCGGAACAACCTACAACACCGCCCAGACGTCAACGGCAGCCGCCCCATCTGTCGCGTTCCGCGCGGAGACCAGCATCTCTTTGACCACCACCGGCTGCGCTGCCGGAGAGACGCTGGTCGTTATGCCATCGCGTGCCAGCGGCAATGCTGCGGATGACCTGGCGGCGACTGTCCACCTGCTTGGTGCAGTCCTCAGCTACAAGGCGAACCTCACGCAATGAAGATCCTAACTCTACTGCTTGCCTGCTCGCTTGGCGCGACGACCATCACCGTGTGCTCTTCGGGGTGCGACTACTCGAACCTCCAGACGGCGCTCACGGCGACGGTATCAGACTGCGCTATTGACGTGGTGGAGATCACAGCCGGACAAACCTTCAGCGGGTCGTACTCACTGCCTCCGCGACCGGCTTGCTCGGGAGTAGTGCAGGTCCGCACCAGCCGGTACGCCGAACTGCCTCCGACTGGGTACAGGGTTGGCCCAGAGCACGCGACGTTGATGCCGACGATCAACGCCAACATTGCCGACACGCCTGCCATCTATGCCTACGCCGGGGCGCTGGGCGAGAACGCCATGACCGGGGCCGACACCGGGACCGACATCATGACGCTGCAATCGGCGATTGCCAACAACCAGCCGTTCAGTTGCTCTTACACCCCACCGGCCCCGCTGGTCGCTGGGACCATCTACTACGCGCTCAACTTGAGCGGAACCACTATGCGTGCCTCGCTGACTCCGGGAGGCGCGGCCATCGACATCACTGATGCCGGGTCAACTGGCGCCGCGTCCTACTACCAGAAGCCGCAATGCAAGCCGATCAACCCGGTGCGGAACTGGCGCCTGACAGGACTCAACGTCACGATGCCGAGCGGGACGTCTCAACAAAACTCGCTCATCGCAATCGGCAACAACGAGTCGAGCACTCTGAGTGTGCCGAACAATATCTGGGTAGACCGCTGCTACGTGCATGGCCATGACGATATGGCGGCGAACACGATGAAGACCGCTGTCTTTGTGAGCGGGTCAAACATCACCGTCAGCGGCAGCTATCTCAGCGAGATACGGTGGTTTAGCGAGGAGACGCATGGCGTCACTGGATACAATATCCCTGGCCCGGTGCTGATCGAAAACAACAGCATTCGTGGAGGATCTTTAGGCATTCTTATTGGCGGCACGACGTACGGTCCAGGTATCCCGGAAAACCAGTCGACAAACGTCACGATCAGGAAGAACTACTCCATCACGCCTGGCAAGAACATGTACCGTGAGGGTGCCGGCGCTCCAACAGGCTCCTGCTACTACGGCGGCGGGTCGGGGATGTTCTATCGCAACACCTCGTCCAGCGGAACCACCTGCTCTTTGTCCGGGCGCTGCTACTCCTGCCAGTCGGACAACACGTGGGCCATCGACACGACGGCCACCTACCGCGCCGATGATCTTCTGGTCAAGAACCCGATTGAACTCAAAGAGGCCAATGGCGTCACCGTCGACGGCAACGTGTGGCAAGGACAGCAGGAGAGCATGGACACGCAGTCAAATTGCCTTCAGGTCGCCATCGGAAATCTGAACTACACGAACTACGCTCGCGATCTGACGTATCGTAACAATTGGTGTACCGAGACATGGGGCGGCCTGTCGATCACGTCATATTCCGGGCTCACGGCGCAGAGCCGCAACGTGGCGCTGGAGAACAACCTTATCACTGGCATGGGATCGCCCCAACTCCTGCGGGTCAACGGTGCCAACACCGAGACGGTCAACCAGACCCGCCTTCCCAAATGGCAGGGCCTCCGGTATGATCACAACACGCATCGGCCTGATGCGTCGGCTTCGATCAATACCGGCTACGGTCTGTACGCCGAGTCGAACACCGCCGTCATCCCGTCCTACTCCCGTCCCGCCTACGTCCAGAACAACATCTGGTGGTATGGCACTGCGGGGTCGGTTGCCGAGGGAGGAACCTCCTGCAACAATTCGACCACCGCGTGGGGTGCCATCTTCCTTGACGACGGCA